TGCAGGAAATTAACGCACATGAGCGCGAGTGTGCGTTGCGCTATGAGCGCATAGAAGAGCGACTCAAAGATGGCTCTAAGCGTTTTGATAGGCTAGATGAAAAGATTGACCGCTTTGGCAATAGGCTATGGTGGATCATTGGTTTAATCGTTGTGAGCATTCTAGTGCCACAGTTTTTAGGAGCATAATATGAGCGACGGAACAATAAAAATACCGACATGGGCGTTGCCAATAGGCGCTGCTGCGCTGTCAGGTGCAATGGTCTGGGGTGCTAGTCAGGCACAAGCACAGGCTACACAAGAAGAAGTAGATCGTATTGAGGCTGCTGTTGTTGATGTGGTCGAGGAACAACAAGCAACGGGAAAGTTAGCAGCAGTAAATGCGAGCAAAATCGAGGCTATAGTCGATTCATTAGCGGAGCAGAGCGAGACAGCGAAGGCGTCGGACGCGAAGCTACAGCAACTAATAGAGATAATGCTGAAGCAGAACTAGAGTATGACCCAGCCAACCCGAACCTGTACTGTGATCTAAGGGAATGGCGCATGTTAGAACTAGTCAACCCGCCCCAGTATCGTCACTGTATCGCTATGCAGTGGATGCGCTATAACCACCGTCAGTGCGAATATGGCGCTCAGATTTATGTGCAAAACACCATGTCTCGCGTGCTGGGAACTGCTCACCAAATTGATGTAGAGCTGCTCTCTTGGGATCTTGTCAAACCTGCGGCTGTAAGAACACAAGCAGTTAAGAAAAAGCGGAGGCTGTAATGGAGATAGCGCCGTTCCCAAATAGCGTCAACGTGCCATATCACGGCATTGACCAGTTGCGTGACAGCTATCGCATTGACCAAATATCTCGCAACACAACCAAAGAAATTGCAGCGATAACTCGTTACAGCGAACTTGTATACGAATATCGCAGCGGAGAGATACACACCTCAACACTCAAAGTCACGCGACAAGATTATCTGGATCTTGAAGCATGAGCATGATGATCTTTGTTTTGATTATTCTTGAGCGGGGCGAACCCACCGGACAAGAGTTTTATTTCCAAGAGCTTACGTCTTGCCTTGAGTACAGCAACGCGCTCAACGCACAGTCTGTCGGTAGCATCAACCAACTTCTAAGCAACAACCGATACTTTTCAACCTACTGTGCAGTGCGAGAGATCCCGACTGCAGATGCTGGAAACAAGATACTGTTCCGTGATCCCAAGAAGGCAGCGTCAGAATGAAAGCAAAAATGGTAATGATCTTGGTTGTAGGGCTGATATTCCTGCTTGCGACTATAGTTATTGGTGATTTTTACATAGCCATAACCGAAAGCCGTCCACCTGACGAGTCTGTAATTAGGTTGCTAGAACACGCCATCATTGGCATCGTAAGTCTTTGTGCTGGCTATATCGCAGGTAAAGACAATGAGTCCTAAGAAACTAGAACCTAAATCGCGTTATGCCCAGTACGACCTTGATGGGGACGGGACGGTAAGCGATGAAGAACTTGCAAGAAATCAAGAGCTTGTTGAGATCGAACTGCGTGAAGAGAAAGCAGATAGTCAACGAAGAATGGCTTGGGTTAGTCTTTCTAGTATGGTGGTTTTCGCTCTTCTACCACTCATGCCTTTTGTCCCTGAGTCCCGTTTGTCCACTTTGGCTTCTCTAAGTGACATGTTATTTCTTAGTCAGGCAAGCATAGTAGGTCTATACTTTGGTGCTACAGCGTACATGGCAAAACGATGAGCATACTTGCATCACTAATAGGGCCAGCTACCTCTTTGCTCGACAAGGTTATTGAAGACAAGGACGAGAAAAATCGTATCGCCTTTGAGTTGAGTACACTTGCAGAGCGCCATGCCGCTGAACTTGCCAAGGGTCAAATGGAGATCAACAAGGTCGAGGCTGCTCACAAGTCGCTGTTCGTTGCCGGGTGGCGTCCTAGCATCGGTTGGTGCTGCAGTCTGGGTCTTTTGTATCATGTATTGATCGCACCCATTGCAGGTATCTGGGTAGAGGTTCCAGAGATAGACCCGTCGCTGTTAATGACTACTATGACTGGCATGCTTGGTCTCGGCGCTATGAGATCCTACGAAAAAACTAGAGGCGTGAGTAGGGAGAAGTAATGACTCAATTAATCGAAATGCTAAAACGCCACGAAGGTGTTCGCTCTAAAGTCTATATGTGCTCTGCTGGCTATGAAACTATTGGTGTTGGCCGCAACATAGCTGACTCCGGTCTTGGGTTATCTGATGACGAAATAGATTACCTTTTGAACAATGACATAGAGCGTGTCCGACAAGAATTGACTGACACTTATTTCTGGTTCCCTGCCCTCAACGAAGCGCGTCAGGATGCGATGATTGACATTAGTTTTAATCTGGGTCAGACAAGACTGCGTGGGTTTATCAAAGCGGTTGAGGCCATGTCTAGAGAGCAGTTTGACATCGCAGCAGACGAGTTTATGGATAGCCGCTGGAGCCAACAGGTGGGTAATCGTGCCATAGAGGTGACTGAAATGATCCGAACAGGAGAGTACCAGTAATGCCTTTGCAAAAGTTTATCTTCAACCCCGGCATCAACAAAGAAGGCACCGATTACACCGCAGAGGGCGGGTGGTTTGACGGTAATTTGGTCCGATTTCGCAAGGGGTTGCCGGAAAAGATAGGCGGCTGGCAAAAATACATACAAGCATCGTACGAGGGCACCGGTCGAAAGCTGTTTGGGTGGGTCGATCTCGACGGTACAAAGCTCTTGGGCCTCGGCACACGGAGCAAGTTGTATATCCAAGAGGGCGCTTCGTACAACGACATCACGCCAATACGCGCAACGACCTCTGCAGGAGATGTGACGTTTGCTGCGACAGATGGGTCCGGTACGATCACAGTCACTGACTCCGGGCACGGTGCAGTTAACGGTGATTTCGTCACGTTTTCTGGGGCAGCAACTCTTGGAGGCAACGTCACTGCTGCCGTGTTGAATCAAGAATACGAAGTGTTGACGGTTCCGACCGCCAATACGTTTACGATATCTGCAAAAGACACCGACGGTGCTGCAGTTACCGCCAACAGTAGCGATAGTGGCAACGGTGGCAGCTCTGTCGTTGGTACATACCAAATAAACTCTGGTCTGGACGTTTTCGTAGACGGCACAGGTTGGGGTGTGGGCGCTTGGTCGTCAGGCACTTGGGGGTCCACTACCTCTTTGGGTGACTCAAACCAATTACGCTTGTGGTCGATGGACAACTTTGGAGAAGACCTAATCTCTAATCCACGTGCGGGCAGTATCTACTATTGGGACAAGACCAACGGCTTGAACACAAGAGCCGTAGCTTTGAGCTCACTGTCCGGCGCCAACGCCGCACCGACCAAGGGATTACAAGTCATTGTTTCGGACGTAGACCGACACGTTTTAATTTTGGGTGCTGATCCACTGACGGACGTTGCAGGAACCACTAGAACAGGCACGATCGACCCTTTACTTATCGCTTTTTCTGACCAAGAGAACGCCGCCGAATGGGAACCAAGAGCAGACACCACAGCAGGATCACTGCGTTGTTCTGCCGGTTCTGAGATTATTGGTGGTCTGCGAGCCCGCCAAGAAACTTTGATCTGGACCGACGTCGCCCTGTACAGCCTGCAGTTCATTGGCACACCTTTGACCTTTGGACTGAACCTAGTCAACGAGGGCGTCAGCCTCATGGGCCCGAACGCCTCCGTCAACACACCGGCTGGCGTTTACTGGATGGATAAAAAAGGGTTCTACATGTACAACGGCAGCGTTGCTGTAGTGCCTTGTAGCGTACATTCCTACGTGTTTTCTGACATCAACGAAGGCCAAGCGTTTCAGTTTTTTGCCTTTGTGAACAAGCAGTTCAATGAGGTGGGATGGTTCTATTGTTCTGCTGATAGCAATTCTATCGACAGGTACGTGGTCTACAACTACCTAGAGCAAAGCTGGAACATTGGACAGTTGTCGCGTACCGCTTGGCTTGACGAGGGTATCGTCGCCTTCCCACGTGCCGCTGGTGCGGATTCTTCCGTAAATTACCTGTATCAACACGAAACCGGTAATGATAACGACGGTACTCCAATGGACAACGTGTTTATAGAGTCTGCTGACTTTGACATTGGCGATGGCGAAGAGTTTCAGTTTATACGCCGTATGATCCCAGACGTTAAATTCAACGGTAACGGCGGTAGCGATCAGGCTATCAACGTGGTGTTAAAAGCACGCAACTTTCCCGGCAGCACACTGACCACGGACCAAACCACTAGTTTTACGGCTACGACTACAAAAGTAGACATGCGAGCTAGGGCTAGGCAAGCAGCAGTGCGGTTTGAATCGGACGATGATGCCTCAACGGACGTGCGTCTAGGAGTCGGCTTTAGGCTCGGTGCAACACGTTTGGATCTGCAAGCCAACGGTCGACGATGAGCAAGCTTTTACAAGGCAGGCTACCGTTTGCAGTTGGCGAAGCCGTTGACTCTGGCACCTATAACAGGGCTGTACGTTTATTAGAGATCAGTTTAGACTCAGTCGATCCGGATTCTACGCCGCAGTTTACGAATACAAAGAGGGACCAGCTAAAATTCTCTAGAGGAGATTTGATTTGGAACCTGACTTTAAACCTGCTGCAAGTATACGATGGGGCTAATTGGATCAGCCTGTCGCAAGAGTTGCCATATACGACCGATCCCTTAGAGGCACAAGGGCTTGTCGGAAGTGTACAGGTAATAAATAAGGGCGCGATTGTTGTAACCGTCGGATAAATTATGGGACAAGCTGCACTTCAGTACGATGAGTTTGAAGATATTGAACCGATAGAGGTTCCTGCTGGCGGCATCGCCTCGTTTTTGACGGCGACTGAGGGCTCTTGGGCCACGGATGACGAAGATGACTTGCCTCAAACCGGCATTGCTCAAGTCAAACGTGTAGCCGATCAACTCGCAACATATGGTCGTCACGAAGACGAATACATGATCCACGCTGCAGAAGGCGAAACCGTCATACCGATGGAAGTCTTCCGCAAAAACCCAATTCTCAAAGACCGTATCTTCCAACAAATGCGCGACATGGGCATCGAGCCCGAGCGTTATGTGGTAGGTAACGAGCTTAACTCCTTGAACCCGGTCACCGGGCAACCAGAATTCTTTTTGAAGAAGCTTTTTAGTGGGCTGAAAAAGTTTGTCAAAAAAGCGGTCACGGTTGTATTACCGATTGTGGGTGCTGCTTTCTTCGGACCTTTGGGCGCGGCTGCCGGATCAGGCATTGCGACACTCATCAACGGCGGTAACTTGAAAGACGCGCTCAAGTCAGCCGCTATTAGCGGCCTGACAGCCGGTGTGATGAACGGTATTAGTGGCGGAATGTCCGCTGCGGGCGAGGGCGGTAGTTTCTTCCAAGGCGCTAAAGCAGGCGCATTTGGTGAGGGGGCGTTAACACGTACTGTTGGTGAGGCTGCCGCTGCCGGTGGGGCCAAAGCTGCTGAAGCTGCTGCTGTGGCGTCATCTTTAGAAAGTATTGCGAACCCGACTGCCGCTTCACAAGCCGCGTCAGCACAACAAGCTCAGTTTACTTACATGCCTGACGGTACAGCGGTGCCTGTAGCAAAAGCCACACCAACGGTTGTCCCACGCCCTCTTGATGCTGCGACGGAAGCTGCTTTTCGTAGAGCAGCTCCTACGGGCACTACAACTGCAGAAATACAAGCTTTGGCTACCGGAGCACCTCTTTCTAGCTCTGCAAGCTCTGCTGGAGCGCCTAGTTATCTTGGGATGCAGGATTTAAATCCTCAACTTGACGTGGCTGCAAGCTCTGCTGGAACGACCGCATCAACAAGGCCACCAATCATTACTTCAGAGGGCGTGAACATCGGCTCTGATTTGGAATCGTACGCTGACGCTGGAGCTTCTGCGGGGGCTGGAGTTCCTCCGACAGGTCCCGCAGCGGGCACAACAGTCTCTGCAGTGCCTACCGCAACTGAAGCTCCCGGTGTAGTTGACAGCTTTAAAAGAATGTTTGGTATTGGGCCGGAGCAAGACGCTGAATTTTTCCAAGGTGCCCGAGATTTGTTTATGCCCAGTGCGGGACAACGTGCGGCAATTGTAGACGCTGCCGAAGCAGCAGGTTTGAAGCCCGGCACGCCTGAGTTTACTAAGTTTGTTGCAGAAGGAATGAAAGCAAGTGCAAGTCTGGCCCCCAGCGCGATTCGCAGGTATGCACCGGGTATTGTTGGCTTGGCTGCTTTCGACTCATTGACTCGGGAAGAACCTACGGATTTCAACGTCGACGAACGAGTGACGGGTTTTGATCTACGAGAGCAAAACCCTTACACGTATGAGCTTGGCCCCGGCACTATGCGACTGCCGTCTACATACACGATTCAAGACGTCTCAAATCAATACACACCTATCAAAGCGCCTGTTTATCAGCCCGTCCCGTTGGGCGTGGCCCAAGGCGGCGAAATCGACAATTTTCCTCGCATGAACGGTCCGATCGAAGGCCCCGGCACTGAAACCAGTGACGATATCCCTGCTATGTTGAGCGACGGAGAGTTTGTATTTACGGCAAAAGCCGTGCGCGGCGCCGGTAACGGCAGTCGTCAAAACGGAATGAAGAACATGTACGACCTTATGAGCAAGTTTGAGAGAATGGCGTAATGGCAGAGACAACAACCACAACTCAGATTGTCCGCGAAGCGCCAGAAATTGAGGCGTACAAGTCTGGTATTTACTCCGACGCTTTAAACTACGTTCGACGTCTGCAAGAGTCAGGCATCGCACCGCCTACGCAAGCTGTTGCAGGCATGACCGCTGACCAGATAGCGGCGGGCAACATCATTCGAACAGGTATCGGTGGCTACGAGCCTTTTCTGCAAGGTGCTCTACAATCGACACAAGCCGGTCAAGACGTCATCACAGGTGGTGCGTTGCCCGGTATACAGGCGGCTTTACTTGCACAACAAGGCGGACTTGGCACCTTACGAGATGCCCAGACCCTCGCAGCAGATACGCGTGCAGAGCCATACAGCTTTCGCGATCAGGCCATACAAGGGCTTTCTAGGGCTGCTAGTGACATTACCGGCGCGGCTGCTGGCGTGCCTTTACAAGTACAAGCGGCACAGCGTGGACTTTCTGCTGCTGATGTAGCTGCTCAACGCGCTGCAAGCGACACCGCAACACGCTTAGGACTTGGTGCTGAACAGGGCAGGCAACTGGCTGCCGATGTAGGCATCGGGGCTCTTGGCACAGCCGGTGCGCTGGGTGGACAACTCGGGGCTGCTACCAGAGGTGGCTTACGAACCGCCGCTCAAGGACAACGGGGTTTACTGCAGTCAAGACAAGATATTGGTGGCATCAGAGGCGGACTTACCGACGCTGGCGCACAATTCGATCCCAGCGGTATAGCGGCGTTTATGGACCCGTACACACAGCAGGTAGTAGAGGCTGCTCGACAAGAGTCTTTGCGTACCGGTGAACTACAAAAACAACAGGCTCGGGCACAGCAAGTCGCTGCCGGTGCCTTCGGCGGTTCCAGAGGTGCGGTACAAGCGGCAGAGATCGATCGAGCTATCAACGACCAGATTGCCAGACAAACTGCAGGACTCTTGAGCCAAGGCTACGGACAAGCACTACAAGCGTCACAACAAGCCTTCGAAGCAGGGAAAGGACGTGAACTACAAGCGGCTGGTCTTGGTGGTCAGTTAGCGCAGTCCGAAGCCGGGCTCTCGGCCCAAGGCGCACAGTTAGGCATGTCTGCGCAACAACAGGCGGCTGCGAACGCACAGGCACAAGCACAAGCGGCACAGGCTGCTCAACAGCTACGCGGTTCGGTTGGTCTGCAAGCAGGTCAAATGGGGCAGCAGGCTGCGCTACAAGGCGGTCAGCTTGGACTATCTGCCGCAGAAATAGCTCAACGTGGCGCTCTACAGGGCGGTCAATTAGGCATGCAAGGGCAACAGTCATTGGCTTCGATGGCGGGTCAAAGGGCCGATCTGGCACGTGCAGGTGGCCAGCTAGGCTTGCAGTTCGGTCAACTAGGTCAAGCCGACGTGTCACAACTCGCGGCTCTTGCAGGCCAACAGCAACAAGCGGCACAAGGCATAGGCGCACTAGCAGGTCAAGCCGGTCAGTTAGGCGGACGTCTGGCTTCTATGGGTCAAATCCAAGCAAGTCTGGGACAGCAAGGGCAACAGCAGCGCGCGGCAGACGTGTCTCAGTTGATGGGCTTTGGTGGAACACAACAACAGCAGGCGCAAAACATATTGAACGCGCAGTTTGCGGCAGAACGTCAAGCGTATGACGAGCCGTTCAGACAGCTAGGTTTCTTGGGCGACATGACGAAAGCGTTGCCATCATCACAAAGTGCGGTGTTCCAACAATCGGCGCCTAGTCCGGGTTTTGCCCAAACGGTCGCTGGGTTAGGTGTGGGTGCTGCTGGTTTATCGAGGGCGTTCTAATGGCTGTTACAGATAGACCTTTGTTTCGTGCAAATGGTGGCCCTGCAAGCGGCGGGCGCTCCGAAGCAGAAATACGCTCAGAAATACGTGAGCTTGATCAATTGGTCAAAAACGAGGTTATTTCGCAAGCACGGGCGGATCACGACATGAAGCTGCTTGTACGAGAACTGCAACAAGCACCGCTAATGATGATGGACTCAGTAGAAAAAAATAAAGACGGTCTAGGTGGTCTAGGTGGTCTTTTTAAGATAGGCGCTAAAGGGCGGAAGGAAAAATATAAAGGCGCCCTGATGCAAGATTTAATAAACCAACAAGCAGTTTCACGCGCCGAGGGCGGTCCTGCAAACGGTTTTCCTGATTTGAGTGGTGACGGCAAGATCACACAAAAAGACATCTTGATGGGCCGTGGCGTGATCGCCAAGCAAGAAGGCGGACCGATCATGCCGCAAGAGGCTGCTGGACAGGTGCAGATGGCATCTGAGGCCGAAGGTCAACAGGTCGGTTTAGACTACGTTGCAAAGACCTTGGGCGGTATCGACCAAGCAGAAGACGTTGAAAGCATGATCAACGCCATACGTGGCAACGACATGCCTATCGAAGCACGGCGCACGGAACTGGCTGGGTTTGTAGGTCAGGACGACGCTATGGCAACGCCTGAGTCTGTTCTTGCGATGGTGCAACCTACGATCATGTTGTCAGAAGAAGGCGCCATGAACAGTGGTATAGGCGATCTGATGCAGGGTATGACCTCAGACATCGATATGGCGACCGAAGCTGGAGCGCCCACGGACATGGGCCAAGGGGTTGGTCAGTTGATGATGGCCGGTGCGCCAATGGACGCGGCGCCACAGCAGTTCGCCAACGGTGGTGCGGTACAACCGGTGTATATGAACAGCGGGACCGATCCGTCCATGATGCAGCTTTTCCAGACAGCTTTGGGTAATGTTGAAAATCCAACGGCTCCTACTCGGACTACTGTGGATTTAGAGTCAGCGTATGCTGACTATCTCCCTTTTTTTCAAAACATCGCACAAGTAAATGAAGAAGACCGAGAGAAAGATCGCGCATTAGCTTTAGCTAAAGCAGGATTTCAATTTGCTTCCGGACGAGATTCGGCAGGTAAAAACATTGCCGGGTCTTCCATGCTGTCTCAATTAGGCACTGTCGGGCAGGACTACGTTGAAGATGTCGCAAAACTTCGTACAGATGCACGCACACAGGATCGTGCTGTGCGAACACTCGCGGCACAAAGTGCGATCGAAAAGCAACAAGCGGCCACAGCAGCACAAGCGGCTCTAGATTTGCAAACTTTGAAAGGTCAACAGGCTTTACAAGAAAAAAACGTAGGCTTGCTTGGGGACATGATTAAGCAGGCTCAAATCAACAATAAAGTTGAAGTTAGAACAATCAAACAACCTGACGGGACCGAAGCCATTGGCGTTTATAACCCCGCAAACAACAGCTTCAAATTGGTCAGCGACCCAACGGCGGCTAGTCAATACATGATGAGCTTGGATTCTGATGGATCGATGAGGGCCGGACTTTCTAGAAATCTAATTGGATTTGCAGACGGCACCCTCGACGGTTTGGATGATGGTGGACGAGCCAAAGCGGACGTGTTCACAGCGATCAGCACCTTATACGCTCCAAAGAGCGGCGCGGAAAAAGGCACCGTGAACCCCATGCCGTTAACTGTCGCCAAAGCTATCGTTGACAGAAAGAAAGCTGGTTTAGAACTGAACCTTAATGGAAAAATCATCGACGAAGCTGAATACTTGATGGGTAACACGGGTGCAGCTTTAGAGCAACGGATGAAAGACATCCAAACAGAGGGCGCTCAAACTCAAAAAGACATACGAGCATACGTGCCTGCAGGTGCTGACATGGAAGCAAGTTTCGGGGCTATGAGTGGTTTGAAGAGATCTTTACGATTTATAAATGACCAAGTCAAAGACATTACCGAAGGTCTTGTCGGCATGGATTTCAGCGGTGACGATACGTCTAATGTTGTTAAATCGGACACTTATCTGACGACTTTGCAGGGCGAGACTCTCAAGCTGCGTTTTGCAGACTTCGGCAGTGCCCCCAGAATCAAGAGTATTGTTGATGCCATTCAAGCCGAAGTTGCCGGTATTCTTCCGGGTGCCGGACGCACTGACGACAAAGTTTTAAGCACTGCTAAGGCCTTGCGAAACAGGCTTTCAGTGATGCAAGCGGAACTACAAGGCGTTTTGGCCTCTCGCAACAGCACAAACAAAGAAATCAAGCAAGCTCAAAGTTTGCTGAAATACGACATGCCCGTCCTTTTGGAAAGTTATGACAACCTCATAAATAGCCTATCGGCCACCGTCGAAGGCGCGCGTGACCAACGTGTTCCAAAGCTTACGGCGCCCGGCAGGGTTAGCGAAGACGCAGAGGACTTTCAAAAGATACTGCAGGGTCCAGAATAATGGCTGAAAACCCTCTAGATCCAGTACAACCTGAAATGACGCCTGTCGGCGCGCCAGATATCCCGACGCGTCCCGTTCTTACTTTTGGTGATCATTTCGTGCCTATGTTACGACGCGGTAAAGGCTTGTCTGCAGCGGTTGAGGGCATTGTGTCCGTGATGGACGGACCCGGTGTGTACGAAGATCTGCGTAACAATGCCGGTATGAACGACCTAGAAATTATACAAAGGCACGTTCAACTACCAAAAGTGGACGTGCCCATAGAAAGTTTGCGGGCAGAGGGTTTATCAAAAGACGACATCATCGATAGCTTTCTTACCGACTTGTATCTAGACCTTGACGATGACTTATTGAAGGCGGGCATTTCCAAAGACGAGTTCTTTGCAACCTTTGTTAAAGGACGTGAGCTCACACCGGTTGAGGCACGATTGGAAGGCACGGGTCGAGGTTTGGTTCTTGGCACAGGTGCGACGGCAGGCGGGTTGACAGGCGCAGCTATTATGGCGCAGACAGGCAATCCTTATCTTACTGCTTTCGGTGGTCTAATCGGCCTTGGTGTCGGGGTGGTCGGCGCCCAAGAAGTAGAGGAAGTTTTGTTTCCCACCGATCCTGTCCTCAATGACGAAGCTTTGGCAACGATTGAGGCTTACAAAGTTTTAGGCGAAGGCGCGACAGGCATGTTTGCGCCTGCTGTGGGGCGTCGAGTCGCAAAAGCTGCTGTAAAAGCAGCGCAACCTACGCTGGGTGATCAAGCAGGATTTCTAAACCGTCTTGGTCGAGCAATTATGACTCGACCGTACAATCAGAAACCTAACCCGCTTTATGGCATGGAGGGCGTTAGCGACGTCATTAGCTCGCAAAAGTTTTTGCCCGTGGATGAACCCGCTCTGTTTAAGATGTTTCAAAGCTATAACAGGTCGCCTAGACAAACGCTTATGCAAGAAAGTCTGGGCGTGGCTGGGGCGTCGGTCGGTGCCAACATTGCAATGCGCGGTGACCCCAACGATCCTTTCGGACGCGTCGCTGGAGAAGTTGGTGGCGGTATGCTTACTCAATATCTTTTGGGACCTTTGCGATTTGCGCCATACATCGCTGCTGCGAAGGAAACCTTAAACCAAGATTTGATGAAGCTTGCCGAGGACACCACGGCTACTGGTGCCGAGAGCCGCGTCGCATTTGCCTTGGTTCAATTGCTCCAAGAACGTGGTGAAGATCCGCAAGCTTTGCTAGAGGGCTTACGTGACCCATCGTTTCGAAACATTTTAGGCGAGGCTGTTGAAGGCTACGGGCAAGACGCCACACGGCCCTTGCTTCAAGCACAGCCCGGTTTAGATGCCCCAACCTCGCGTGCAATTACCAACAGTGTGACTTTGGAGTTGTTGGAAGCGAAGCTGCGTCAAACCAGCAGAGGCACCGCTGGAGACAACTTTGACGTGCGCATGCAAAACGCTTTTGACGGTCAGTTAGAAGCTATTGATAACTTGATTGTAGCGTTAACGGTAACGGGCAAAGATAACCCGGCTGCCGTACAACTTGCAGCAGGATTGCGCAAAGAATACTTCGAAGATGTGGTGTCAAAACGATTTACAAACGCACTCGCACGCGTCGATCGAACTGTTCAAAACATCAACCCCAACAGTGCGGACGCCAGAGTTGAAGCCAGTAAAAAGGTAGATGAAATCTTGCAAAGAGCTTTTGCTGACGTGCGAGCTCAAGAAAACGAATTGTATAAAGACATCCCTCAAAACATTAGGGTTGGCACCGATAATCTTGTTGCGATGGTCGATCAATACAAAGACGATTTGAGCATTGAGCAGTTTGAAAAAGAGTTCCCCGATCTAGCTCGCAAAGTAGCTAAACGATTCAGCAGACAAGAAGATGAAACAGACGAGTTAGGTGACGCACTTTTCCCGACCGGAGACGTACGAGATACGGCAGCGACTGTTGCAGAAACAGCAGACGTTGAAGAGGAAATAATTACCTTCGGAGAAATGGACCGTTTACGACGTTCTTTCCTTGCACAAGCAAGAGCAGCGGCCAGCGGCGAAGCTCCGAATCCGGAACAAGCGCGTGTTTTTGGTGATATTGCTGAATCGATCCGAGTGGACATGGAAGATTTGCCGAAACTAACAGAGTTCAACGGTGCAGATATGGCGACGGACACCGTGCTGGCTTTAGGAAAAGCCAAGGCCTACGGCAAAGCTATGCGCGACGTTTTCCGACGCGCTTTTCCAAACGTCGCTTTACGTGACAAGCGCAGTGGTGAAGATTTTGTCGTGCCCGAGCTTTTGTACAAAAAGGTCATACAGGGCGGTGATGACGAGACTCGCTTGCGCATGGACCAAATGAAAGACGCGGTGACGTTTTTGGCGACACAGTTGACTCCCGAGGCACCTTTTGATTTGGCGCAATCGGCCATTCGTTTAAACGATCTTTCTGACGCAAACGAAATAATCATGCGCTCTGTTGCCAATTCCAAGATTGTCAAAGAGGGGCGGATCGATCAGGCGGCTTTAGATCGTTTTGTTCGTGACAACGAACGAACTTTGGATTTGTTACCGGCTTTGAAGGCGGACCTTTCAAACGCAGCTACCGCAGAAACCTTGTTACGAAGGGCGCAAGACCGGGCCGACACTAATTTCTTTGAAAACCGTTTTGAGACAGAAGAGATCTTTGACCGGCTTACTGGCGAAACGCCATCAACGGCGATAAACCTTGCGTTGTCGTCACCCAAACAAGCAACTCGTAACATTCTTGAGTTGGTAGATAAAGTCAGGGCGGACGCCGCAAGAACTGGTCGCGTGTCTGTCGAAGAAGTAAACCGACAGTTGCGAGACATGTTTTTTATCAACGCAAACGCCAAAGCTGGCGGCAGGACAACAGCAATAGGTGATAGCGGGTCTGCGCCCGTGGAACGGGTTGCACCTAATTTTGGTGACATGCGAGCGTATTTCTTTGAATCCACGGCAGAGTCGCCTTCTTTGATGAATACGCTGGTCAAAGCGGATTTGTTCACAGAAGCCGAAAAGGTGCGTTTAAATAAGGTGCTCAAGGCTGCAGAGGCCGCACAGAAAAGGCTTACGGAGGGTGCGGATCTAGTAGAAGACTTAGAAACACCCGGCGACTTGTTGACGGGGTTACTTGTGAAATCTACAGGTGCCAGCTTAGGTACTAGAATGGCAGGACTTTTACCCGGTGGGCAGTCTACTTTGATCGCTGCTTCTGGCGGTTCGCGCGCCGCACAAAAGTTGATGGAAGCCATACCGGTTACGACTACCAATGAAATATTGGAAAAGGCTATTGAAGACCCCGATTTTCTTGCGTTGTTGCTTCAAAAGGGTCTGCTGGTCGAGCCCAAGGGTGGCTTCTCTCCAAAACAATTGGCTAAAAACCTTTTGAATGTTCGCAAAATCAACGTGTACCTCAAAAACGCTTTGGGCATCACCGGCACGGAAATGCTCGGTGCAGAAGAACTGACAGACGAAGAACGCACGGCAATGAATCGTTTTGAAGAAAGTCCTTTTGGTACGTTGCGTCCAAGACAATTGACACCTATCGGTAGGCCAGACAGCCGTGCAATCATGCCAAGACGGCAAACGGCTCCGACGCCAGCGCCACCGCCCGCACCGCCAATAGCGCCACCGGCACAAGCTGCATTGACACCGCCATCTACTGACAGACAACGGTACGCGGCTCTTTATCCGAATGACCCCGTCTCTGCATTGATCGATGTGCAGGGTATAGGGGCTTTGCCCCAAGCCCCTCGGGTCTAGATAAGCCAGCTACGCGCTTCTTCGCCCAGCACTTGTTGAGCGAGGTTTATCTTTCCCTTTAACGCTTGAATGATCTTTTCGTCTACAGTCTTGGGACTGACCAGATCCACGTACAGCACGTGATGCTCTTGCCCGATCCGGTGTGCGCGGTCTTCTGACTGCAGCCGTATCTCAAGGTCGTACGAGTTGTTGTAGTACAGCACGTTGGTCGCAGCCGTCAACGTCAGTCCATAGCCCCCGGTGCGTGGATTAGCGACAAAGAAACGCGCTTCACTGTCAGGCTCTTGAAAGTTAGCCACAATGTCGGCTCGCTCTTCAGCAGGCGTGGCACCATAGAAAGTGACCACGGAACTTGGTCCATAGGTGTCTTTCAGCGTTTGTTCTATCGCTTGTATGTCATAGACATACGACGCCCAGATAATGACCTTACCCATCATCTCGCTGATTACTTCAAGCATCTCGTTCATACGATTACTTGGCAAAGCCTGTATCTCACCGTCGTCGGTGCGTAGGTGACCACAGCAGATTTCTTGCAGGCGCATAATCTGTGTCAGCACGCTTTGGGTTGTGGATAACTCACCTTGATCAAGCATCGCCAGTGCGTATTGACGCATTTGTGCGTAAGCGTCTTTTTGTTCTTTGGTCAGTTCGACCGATCGCTGCGTGTATATTTTGTCTGGCAAGTCGAGGCAGTCTTCTTTCAGCACACGGTGACTGAATCGTTCAAGCCGTTCGTTGAGCTCATCTAGGTTTCGGTAGCCGACAATCTGTTGAAAGCTGCGAGCACCAAACTTACGCTGCTGCAATTGGGCATAGCGGCCTTGAAAGGCGTAGTAGCTGTCGAAGCCAAGGGCTTTTGAGCCTAAGAAACCACACTGTGAAAACAGATCCATAGGGTTCTTTGTGATAGGAGATCCCGTAAGAATGCGGCGATACTTGGCTTTCTTGCCTAACGCGATAATGTTTTTGGTGCGTTGGGCTGCTCTGTTCTTGATTGACGTGCTTTCGTCTACGACCACAAAGCTATCCGGGTTGTAATCCAAAAACTTACTGGCCACGTCTTTGCCTTTCTTGGTAGACAGGGCTTCTGTGTTCATCACAAAGATTCTTAGGATGCCCGAGGCTTTGCGCACGGCCACGTCTCGCAGTTCTGCTTTGAACTTCTGTGTCACATTAGGCTGCCAGAGCACGACCTTACGTTCTATACGGTCAGGTAGGTGCTGTGGTATTTCTTTATTAACCCAGTTTGCGTACACGCCCTTTGGTGCTATCACCAACGCTGCCTCGACGCGTCCGGCTTCATACAGCGCGGCTAGTGTGTCGATCGCGACCTTTGTTTTACCTGTACCCATCTCCATGAAAAGGGCATAGGCGTTGCGTTCCCACGACTTGTCGAAGGCAACTTTTTGGTGTTCGTAAGGCTCAGTTTTAAATTCGTACATTTGGTTTCTTTTTCGTTGACATAAGGGACAATATAAGATTACCCTGCGTTTGGGAAGTGTCGAAAGGCGCTTATTTAACTAAAAACGACCGAGGACAACGACATGGGTCTACTTGACGAGATGGAGGGTGACAGCAATAGCTCACTTGAAGTTCCAAACGATTCCGGGCTTGGCGCGGTTGCAAAGCTTGCCGAAAAAATTATCGCGCAAGAGAAGCACGTCAAACAACTAGAATTGGAACTGAAAGACTTAAAAGCAAAACTTTTGAAGATGACAGATGAAGATCTGCCGTCTGCGATGCAGGAACTCAACCTTTCTACGTTTAGTTTGCACGATGGGTCCAAAGTCAGTATCAAGCCTACTTACGGCGCACGCATCAGTAAGGACAACGAAGACAAAGCCTTTGAATGGCTACGTGTTCGTAACGAGGGTGATCTTATTAAGAACACCATTACCTGCCGGTTCAACAAAGAACAGGACAATGAAGCGTCTGCGCTGTTTGCTGACCTGCAAAAACAACACCTCGATCCCGAACGCAAAGCGGAAATACATAGTGCAACTCTACGCAGTTGGGCTAAGGGCCGCATTGAAGAAGGCAAAGAGATCGATATGGAGCTTTTCGGTGTCTGGGTAGGCCAACGTGCAGAAATTAAGAGAGGTTGATATGGCTGATAAAGAAAAAGAAGTAAGTGAAACCAAGAACAAGGACGTCGCAGTGGTCGACGCCACCATGTTCGAAGCGGATGCCGGTGTTGGCATGCAGATGGATCAAGACGATCTGGCATTGCCATTTCTGAAGATCCTGTCCGGTAACGACGAGATCCTAGAGGTCATCGACGCAAAGCCGGGTGACGTGTACAACACGGTGACGGGCGCGATCTACAAGAGCAAGGAAGGCTGCAAAGTCATCCCTTGTCACTACGAGCGTCGGTTCTTGATGTGGGCACCACGGGGCTCAGGCTCTGGCGCACCACTGCAGAACTACGGTATCGAAGACGAGCGCCCGGAAACGAAGCGTGACGATAGCGACAACAAAGACTACGTGGTCGGTGGTGAAGGTGAGTACCTTGAAGAAACTCATCAGCACTATGTTGTTGTCGTAGAAGACGACGGCACGTTCAGCACTGCGTTGATCCCAATGAAATCCACGCAACTCAAGAAGAGTCGCAAGTGGAACAGCATGATTGCGTCACGCACCATGCTCAATGCGAAGGGTCAGGCGTTTCAGCCGCCGCGTTTTTCACATGTGTACAAGATGTCCACTATCAAAGAAGAGAACTCCAAGGGTTCTTGGCATGGTTGGAACATCGAACTGGACGGTCAGGTTGAGGACGCGAATGTCTACCGGTCTGCTAAAGCGTTCTACGAATCCATTCGTGGTGGAGAAGTAACGGTCAAGCACACTGCTGACACTCAACAAACAGAAGGGGCTGACCCTTTCTAACCGCTGTAGGCAACCCGGTGTCTCTAGGCCCTGCATATCGTTCTCAGCCGCAGGGCCGACCGGGACCTTGGAATAATAGATGATAGATAAGTTTTCAACGATTTTCGATGGACTGCGGCTGGCCTACGGCACGTTTAAGATCGAAGATCGCAACGCAAAAGGCAAAGCCACCGGTAAAGCGATGATCGTTCGTGAAGAGCGGACGCAAGAAACGTGGCAAATGCACCTTGATGGCACGCAGTCTGTCGGGATCATCCCGATCAACGAAGACAACCAATGCCGCTGGGGTTGTATCGACATAGACGAATACAACTTCGACCACACCGCACTGATCAACAAGCTCAAGAATCTGAAGCTGCCGCTAGTGGTCTGTAGGAGCAAATCTGGCGGCGCTCACGTGTTTTTATTTACAGACGACTTCATACCTGCCAAAGACATGCAAGACGTCTTAACGCGCCTCTCCGTCGGTCTGGGGTACGGTGGCAGTGAGATCTTTCCAAAACAGATTGCATTGAACCTAGATCGTGGCGATGTCGGCAACTTTTTGAACATGCCGTACTTCGATCACGAAAACAGCTTGCGGTACGCTTTTAAGCCAGACAGTAGTGCAGCCACCATAGAAGAGTTCTTCGAACTGGTTGCGGAGAACGTCCAGACACGCGAGCAAGCGTTAGCTTTGATCGTTGAGCAGGACAGTAGCCTGCCGATACAGGACGGCCCGCCGTGCCTGCAGACACTGTGTAAAGACGGCATAGGTGAAGGCGCCCGCAACAATGGCTTGTTTAACGTCGGTGTGTACCTACGAAAGGCGTTTCCGGACACATGGGAGTCCGAGATTCTGCAGCACAACATGCAGTTTATTCATCCACCGCTGCCCTTGGGCGAGGTCAACTCCGTTGCCAAGCAGTTGCTGCGCAAAGACTACGCCTACAAATGCAAAGACGCCCCGATCAACTCGGTCTGCAACAAAGAACTGTGCATGACTCGTAAGTTTGGGATTGAGGCGGTGGTGTCTGGCGTGCAGATTGCCAACCTACGAAAGTACAACTCGGTGCCGCCGGTCTGGTTTTTGGACGTTGAGGGCAAGCCACTTGAGATGGGCACAGACGATCTGTTGAACCAAATGGCGTTTCAGCGGGCATGCGTCGAGCAGCTTAACTTCTACCCTCGCACGATGAAGAAAGACATGTGGGAGACACGGATCAACGCTTTGCTGACTGAGATGCAAGAGACAGACGGTTCTATCATCGAAGTGTCAGAGGACGTAAGCGTCAACGGCATCTTCAATGAGCACTTGGAAGAGTTTTGTACTGGGCACCAAGCGGCGGAAGAGAAAGAACAGATCCTGCTCAAGCGCCCTTGGACAGACGAAGAGAAGAACGAGACATACTTCCGACTCAAAGATCTGGAAGGTCACCTGCTCAAGGCCAATTTCAAGCATTTCAAGACGCACCAGATTGCACAGCGCCTGCGAGACATCAACGGTGAAGCCACGCAGCTACGGATTCAAAGCAAGGTCGTGCGGCTGTGGAAGATCCCAGCGCACAAGGTTACAAAGACGGTCATACGCGACCCACGGTTCACAGTAGATGAAGAGGTTCCGTTTTGAAGATTGACAAAGGCGTCGACATTCCACCCAACGCGGGTTGGGGTCGCTGGGTTAGCTTGGTCAAAGATATGAAGGTTGGCGACAGCATTGAAGTGCCAGACGGCAAAGAGCGTAACGCCCTGCGCAAAGCGATGGTAGATGCAGGTTACAAGGTTGTGCAGCGCAAGAACCATGAAGACTCAACGGAAGATCAGGTCCTGATCCGACTATGGCGAGTTAGCTGATGCAGCGCATCTTCGGCCCACCCGGTACAGGCAAGACAACTACACTGCTCAATTTAGTCGACAAAGCTTTGTCTGACGGTGTGCCACCGACACAGATCGCCTTCTTCGCGTTTACACGTAAAGCCGCCACAGAAGCAAAAGAGCGGGCTGCCGCACGTTTCAATCTTGATCCAAAGACTGACCTGCCTTTTTTTCGAACCATCCACAGTCTGGCGTTTCATCTGACCGGACTGAAGTCTGAGCAGTTGATGACCGCGCAGCACTATCGCGAGGTCGAGCGCAAGATTGGCATCGCGTTGGTCAGCGGTGACGTCCAAATGTATGAGGTCGAAGAGGATCTTAGTAACAGCCTGCGCAAAGAGTCACCGATCTTACGATTGATCACACTGTCTCGGCTCAAGAAGTCAGAGCTACAGACTGAATACAATGCCAGCGACCTAGAGTACACGTGGCTTGAAGTGGATTACGCAGCACGGGCCTTGGCCCAGTACAAGAAAGAGTTTGGCGTCTACGACTACACAGACATGCTTGAGCTCTTCGCACGCTCGGCCCATGAGGTGTGCCCGTCGTTCAAGCTTTCTATGCTGGACGAAGCGCAGGATCTAAGCCCGCTGCAGTGGGACATAGCCCACGCGATCGATGAAAAGTCAGAGCGGATGTACTGTGCGGGCGATGACGATCAGGCGATCTACAAGTGGAGTGGCGCCGACGTCGATCATTTCATCAACCTGCCCGGCGGCAGCGAGGTGCTAGAACAAAGCTTCCGCATCCCGCGTCTTGTACACGAAGTGGCTGACCGGATCTCTCGACGCATCAAGCATCGCTTTCCAAAGTCGTACCTGCCGAAAACAGAAGAAGGTCGCATACAAAACATCAGTACCTTTGCAGAACTGGACATGGCCCACGGCTCTTGGCTGTTCTTGTCGCAGGCTCAGTATTTCCTGCACCCGGTGCGCGACCATCTCAAAAGCCAAGGCTATTTCTTTGAGATACAAGGGCGGCAAAGTTTACGACTCAAGGTGCGCGAAGCCCTTGAGGCATGGCGCACGTTGCAGCGTGGCAACCCGATCACGTACGATCTGGCAAAGGTGCTGTACAGTTATATGACAGGCAATGGCGTGCGTGTTGCACGCGGTCACAAAAAGATTCTTGGGGAAGAAGACGATACGTTCACGTTTGAAGAGTTGCGGGACAACAATGGGTTGTTGGCAACGCTTGATATGGCGTGGAACGAGGCGCTGGACAAAGTACCGGGTGTTGACGTCGCGTATGTCAACGCACTGGTACGCCGAGGCGAAGACCTCACAGCACCTCCCCGTATCAAACTAAGCACAATACACGGCGCAAAGGGCGGTGAAGCAGATAACGTGGTGTTGTTTACGGATTTGACGGTCGCTGCAGAGCGATCGATGGATGATGATCCGGATAGCATGCACCGCGTGTTCTATGTTGCGGTTACACGCACAAAGAAGAACCTGTTCACTGTTCTGCCAGAAAACTTTTATCGGAGCTACACGTTATGAGCGATTACTTTGAAGTCAGTGTCGGTGACCGTAAAGAGAAGGTCTATTACAAAGACATTCCAAACGGGTCCGCAGGCATGTTACACGACATGGTAAACCAGCCGCCTCATTACGCAGACTCCGAGATCGAATGCATAGACGCGATGGTGGCTGCCTTCGGGCGCGAAGCCGTCGCCACTTACTGTCGAATTGCCGCGTTCAAGTATATATGGCGTGCAGGCAAGAAATTTGATGCAGAAGAAGATTTAAAAAAAGCCATCTGGTATTTGCGCTTCACCTATGAAGATCCCCGGAGTGACTGATGCAAAAAGAAACACGCTTGCAGTTTCCGCTGTTTACACCAAACGCGGAATGGACTGCACCGTTTGAGCTCAAAGACCTAACCGACGCGAAAGAGATCGCGATCGACTTAGAGACACGTGACCCACACTTAAAAGAATACGGTCCCGGCTGGCCTCGTAAAGATGGTGACGTCGTGGGTATCGCAGTCGCAACCGAAGGCTGGGAAGCCTATTACCCGATCGCACACCTTGGTGGCGGCAACCTCGACAAGAACGTCGTGCTGCGCTGGCTGAAGAAGCAGTTATCCACAGGTTGTCCCAAGATCATGCACAACGCACCGTATGACTTAGGCTGGCTGAAAGCTTTAGACATCCCGGTCAACGGCCCGATCATCGACACGATGATCATGGCTGCGTTACTGGACGAGAACCGCTACAGCTACAGTCTGAACGCCCTGTCCTACGACTATTTGGGCGAAGCCAAGTCAGAGAAGCTACTGACCCAAGCGGCAGTAGACTTTGGTGTCGATCCAAAAGCCGAGCTCTGGAAGCTGCCAAGCCAGTTCGTCGGGCCCTATGCGGAGATGGACGCACGATTAGCCTTTGATCTGTATAAGTTTTTTAAGCTGGAGATTGCCAAGCAAGACCTCAACACGGTCTGGGATCTTGAAACACGGCTCACGCCCTGCCTGATCGACATGACCTTTCGGGGTATTCGGGTCGACATGGATCGCTGCGAGCGTACGAAGCAGGCGCTGATCAAGCGCGAGAAGGCAGTACTTAAAAAGATCGAAGCGCAGGCCGGTGGCGAGGTAGAGATCTGGGCGGCAGCGTCGCTGTCTAAAGCGTTCGACAAACTCAATATCAAATACCCACGCACCGCGACCGGGCAGCCGTCGTTCACAAAGTCGTTCTTGAGCGAGAACCCGCACGAATTTGCAAAGCAGGTCGTCGAGGCGCGCAACCTCAACAAGGTCCAAGGCACGTTTGTGTCGTCGATCATGCGGTACGTGTCCAAAGAAGGACGTATACATGGTCACATCAACCAGTTGAGATCCGACGACGGGGGTACGGTCAGCGGGCGCCTGTCCATGTCCAACCCCAATCTTCAACAAATCCCGGCTCGCGATCCCGAACTGGGACCTATGATTCGCAGTCTGTTCCTGCCAGAAGAAGATGAGCAGTGGGCTGCAATCGACTTTTCGCAGCAAGAACCACGGATCTTGGTGCATTACGCACAGATCTTCGGCAAGTGGAAAAGCAGGCCGCTGGGCGGTGCTCAAGAGTTTGTAGACGCCTACAATGACGATCCAGACACAGACTTCCACACAATGGTCGCTGAAATGGCTCAAATACCTCGTAAGCAGGCCAAAGTCGTCAATCTGGGCATGATGTACGGGATGGGAGTCAACAAGCTGGCAGACCAGCTAGACGTCGACGTCGACACTGCCAAAGAAATCACAAAGCAGTACCACAGTCGCGTGCCTTTCGTTAAAGAACTCATGTCTGGCGTGTCACGGGCCGTGGACCAGAAAGACGACGGGTCGATCCGTAGTCTCAAGGGACGCAAATGCCGGTTCGATATGTTTGAGCCGCTGGGCTACGAACTGAAGAAAGCATTGCCTAAGAAAGAAGCACGGGCGCAGTACGGCGACACAACGCCCCTGCGGCGTGCCTATACCTACAAAGCTTTGAATCGTCTGATACAGGCGTCTGCTGCCGATATGACCAAGCAAGCGATGGTCGATCTATATGAAGCCGGTGAGCGTCCGCTACTGCAGGTTCACGATGAACTGGGCTGCAGTGTGCGCAATCTAGCGCATGCAAAGAAGATCCGAGAGGTGATGGAGCGTGCGGTAGGGCTAGAAGTGCCTAACAAATGCGACATTGACCTTGGGCCAAGCTGGGGTGAAGCGGTAGAGGTATAACCCGTCTTAGGCTGCACGGACGGGGCGTGCTGACAGAAATGCAATTATCTTAATGCATCCTTAGCCTTTTCTACCTTCGGCCACGCGGGTAGAACGCGTCCAATCAGAGCTTGATGGTACCAAGCCGGGGGCCTAAACCGTAACGCAGCGGCAGATTAGGTGTGGCCCAAACTGCCTGCAAAACTTTATTACTTTAAAACCGTTGGATGACTCTGGACAATGAACAGCGTCCGGTCCTAGCTGATCCCAATACGTTTTAGTCGTTGGGGCTACGCAGCCCGTTAAAAAAAGTAAAACCCCGCCTATCAGCCACACGGACGGGGGACGTGTTGGAAGGCCGTGATGTTGCCTTGGCTTGAAGTGGAGACGGGTGTTAGAGCCCGTCAATCAAGTACACCAAGATCCCGCGCCTCTTGCAAGCGGTCTTCTTGCCATTCTTTGAATATTTTGCGTAGCTGACCACTAATAGAGCGGTCTTCTTCAAACGCGATTTTTTTGATGTCCCGGTAGACCTCAACAGGCACCAGAACCGATTTCCATTTAGATGTATCCATGCGCTATTCTCTTACTATATAAGATGATATGTCAAGATATATCGGGCTTACGGGCTTCATGTAGCGTCTGAGGCCACCCGGCGCTTGGGTCACGGATTTCTAGCGAGTAAAAGTCTTGTCCGAGGTGTTTACGCGCCTCTGTCGTGGCAATCTTCACTGCTTCCTCTGTGCTTTCTGCGTCACACGCAAAAAACTTGCGTGTGGTAATCAAGATCTCAAGATCGTGATGCTTCATAAACCTTCACCGTTCAGATACTTGTTATGGCTTTGCAATGCGACAGAGTCCATAGGCATCGATCGCATCGTCATACCAATGATTTTGTTCTTCTCAAACTTACTTTCGACTGCGTCGTTGATCTGTTTCAACGTCAAGCCTTGGTAAACCTCAGTCTTGTACATGTTCGAAGGTTCTTGAAACGTCAAGATCATCTCCCAATTTCGTTGTGCGTTCATATGACTTCTACTCCAATCATAAAAAACAAAAAAATCGCCATGCAGTCGTAACCACAACGATCCCAAGCTTTAGTCACACGACTCACAATGTAGTCTTTTGCCGTCTTCATCTTCGACCTCAAAAAGTGGCTCGCCACAATCGTCACATAAAACTTCGTCGTCGTCATATGGGTTATGAAAGCTTGAATCTGGACGTTCAATCATTCTTTTCCCGACTCTTCCAATTGCGCCGCTGTACATTCTGAGTAATGAACTGTCGATGTTTTGTTGTACCGAACCAGTTTCCGGCCTTGATCAGTCGGATAATCACCGTTTCGTAGGTGCATCTGCCGCCCGGCCCGACTATCCGTAAACCGAGGTTTCGAATTTCCCGTACCGTTTTACCATCTAAGAAAGCCGACCACTCTTGATCGTACACAAGATAGCCGTTTGATTTTTTGGGCGGCGGTTTCTTTTGAAGATCGACCTGACCATTGTTGATGAACCGCAGCACTACCGAATAACACAGGTTTTCCCAATCGTCGATTGTGTAAGACGCAAACCGACTCAAATCGAAAAACGTCTGATCCAAATCTTCGACCGGGTTTTCTTCTACATACTCAGCAATTTGTTCCTCTACGGACGGTTCTGGCTCCGGGGCCTTCTCAGGCTGTATCGGGACGACCGTCCGCTTGGACTTTTTTGGCTGTGGCCCCTCTTCATAGACCATGACGTCCATCGCGTCGCGCCCGTCTAAAAAGATCAGGCGCTTCACTTTGACGTCAGCCACTTCCGCACCTTCATGGTACGTCCAGCGGTGCGCTTGCTTCAGTTCCTTTAACTCAGCGTTAAAGACTTGGTCATTGCCGAGGTTGCCCATCCATATAGCCTGTATGACATGTCCCCGGATCTGCCTCTCTTCAAGCTCAATAATCTCCCAGTACCGTTCGACGTTCTCAGGCTCCGGGCGCTTGTCGGTGAACTCAAAGATCATGCCTTCGCGTAGCTGGTGATATTTCATCCGACTTCTCCATCCAGAGCGAACTGAACCTGCACTTCTACCTCTTCATCAGGAAACTGGCCGACACTGTTGTAGAACTCTTGGATCTGCCCCGCCAACCAAATCACGCGGTTCGTTTTTTCAAGGTGTTCTTGCTTCTGCCGACGACGAAACTGGTCACGGTCTTCGATCAAAAAGTCTTGCTCGCTTAACACCTGTATCTCTGTTTCGATCTCCGGGTGATGCCAATGCTGGCCATACTCGTTTTCTTTCACCAGTTCCCAGTGCGGTGAAACTTTATAGGTGTACTGATTACCCGATTCCTCACAGCGATAAGTCTCGGGCAGTTTGGTGTTCCAGCGCATACCGCCGGTCAGGTCCGGAAAGGGAATCGTGCAGACCCTGCACTTGGGCATCCGATCGAAGTCACTGTCGTACCCCGTCGTATAAACCGTTATGTACGCATCCGACGCTGACATCCAGTACGCGTTGTCGGGATGCACCGTCTGATACTTGTCCGCATGGTCAGGGTCTTGCATTTCAATGTTTTCTAACTGCTCGCGCTGCCGCACAAATTTCGACCGCAAGCTTTCTTTATCAAGGCGTTGACTTTCGATCGTTCTGTCTTTGCACTTGATGAGCTTTTTCTGATTAACAACCTTTTTCTCAAGCTTTTCGACCTGCTTGACCAATTCAGCTTTCGTTGGTGCTTTCATCACTTTCTCCTAATAAAAAATTACACAAGGCCTGACCTTTGGCCAAGCCCACTTCTGTTTCAGACAACCCAAGGGTCGCCTGTTTCTCTGCACCACAGATGCGGCGCAAAAACCTTAGTCGATTCTTGTCTTCAGACGTTCGATTCGGCTTGCTCTGCAACTGCAATAGCTCGGTATGCACGTCGATAGAATCTTCAAACTTCATTGTTACGTTTCCTTCCCGGCACGTACGACAAGCGCACGTCGACCTTTACAATGTCTTTGCGATACACAAAGTTTTCCTGCATCGCCTTTTGAATCAGCGGCACAACGCTCTGCGCGTCGAACACGTCATCACCGTCGTCGGACAACACTTCGATCCACATCATGCGTGGCACTACACGGCGCCGTTTCATTTACTCAACTCCTTCACCGCGACCTCTACTTCACGCAGCTTGCGCTTTAGGGCTCGGACTTCTTTTAAAAGTTCGTCAAGCACGGCCCGCGAGTCTTGGACCAAATCCATAAACTCACGGGCCTCGGCCTCGTCTAACTCAACACGGACCTCGATGCGCTTCACTTTGACCGCTCCTCTATCGCGTCGATTTTTTCTTGGATTGCTTCGCGTTCGCTTTCTTGCTTTGCGATCTCAAGATCCGTGATCGCGTGCGCCTGCTCAACACCGATTACCTCGGCCAGTTGCTCCAAGGCACCTTGCAAGTACTCCCGTTGCTTCGGGTCTTTGGTTCGCGCTAGATCGCGCAGCGTGGCGCGGTACACAAGGCAGTCGCGCATATAAAGGTCTAGTTCAGGTTCCATCATATTCTCCGTCCAAGATTCGATTGCCTTTTTCGGCAAGTTGAGAAATGCGCTCTAGGTTCTTCTGTAAGTCTTCAAAGGCCGGGTGTTCTTCCTTAAGACACTGTTTGCCAAAGTAGCTCACTACTTCTACGCGACTGTTGATTTCAGAAAAACAGTCTTCCAAAAAAACCATTTGGCTTTGCAATTTATATTTCATCACGTTCTCCACTGAGGGGTAAGCGAGATTACGGGATGTTGCATACGGATGCAATACCCTTTATCCTAAATTTTCGTATCAGGAGAAATTTATGAAGTGGATTAAGCAAAAGTTGTGGTTGATGAAGTATCGGTGGATCAGTTTTAAAACTGGCCCCAAGCCATGGAGCAAACCCCGTCGTTGGCATCGACGCAACCCTTGGTTTGGCGGCGGCAGCGAGCAAGATAAAACGATGACGATGACAGCTTTTGGTTTGCATTCCGAAGCGATGGAGATGGGGTTAGATGCAGAGGACCAGCTTTACTACGAATATCTCGACGGTCATATGCGGCAGCGGTTCCCAGAGTATCCGTGGAAAAATTAAAAAAAGGGGCCGAAGCCCCTACTGCTCATGCCACGCGTGGCGGTTGAAGAAGGCAACGATGCCTTCTTTGGTGGCCGGGAAGTCACACGTGTGCTTGTCGATCTTAAGATGGTCGCCGCCGGTGCTTGTCTTTCTCAAGATGAATGCCGCGCGTTCTTTCGCGGTACTAAAAACCCACACAGAATTATCCCAGCCTTCATCGTCAGTGACTCTAGCTAGATACAGCTTCATCCACTTCTCCTTTGATTATTGCCAACGCCCGGTCGGCTTTTTCTTTGAGGCCCTCGCTGCCATGCTTGCAAAACATAACTTGCAGCTTACTGTTGGCCGGTTCGCCTTTGCGCCACACTTCTACATACATCGCTTTCAAAGCAATGTGTTCAAGCAGTTCTCGCAGTTCCGCGAGTTGTTCGTCTGTTGGTGTCATTCACTTCTCTTTAAAAAATGGGGGCACACGGCCCCCGGTTGGTTAGAGTTCGAACACCGTGTCAGGATGCTCGTCGAGCGCGTGCTCTAGTTCCCGCTCCAAGTCGAAAGGCAGGTACAGATGGTACCGATTAAAAATTTTCAATATGGCCAGAATTTCCTGATCCGTGAGTGCAACATTCTTTACGCTGCGGTCGACCGGCTTGCCGTCGGCTGCGGTCTTTACGGTTACTTCTTTCAAAGTCATTCACTTCTCCTTTTTAATGAACAAAGCAGGCCGCCACGCTGCTTGGATTTTTAAGCGTTCTTATATTATCGCATATCATTATGCAAAAATGCTGGAGGAAGTATGGAGAAATATGGGAGATCTTATATAGGGTGTTACCAAAGGTAACAGGTGTTACTTCACGTAGCACGGGTCACGGCTCGGGGGACAAAAAAACGGCTTTGTATATAGAGTTTCTGGAGCAAATTACTTTTTTATAAAAAATATTTTTTTCAAAATGGCGGTACAGGCGGTACGGCGGTACGTTTGCCCTGCAGGCCTTGTCGGAGAAGGCTTCAGCCGTACCACTACCCGTACCGCTGTTTTGCGATGGTGGGACGGTTTTAGAAAAAAGGGACTGTGTGTTATAGGCGTCTGAAAAAAAGTTTTTGTAAAAAAAATAAAAATTGCTGGGAAAGTCTATAACATTAGGGCGATTAACTAATATGGGATGTCCTATTGACACCGGACGTTTGCATAGTGTTAGGGTCTTGAGATGTTGTGGTTATTCAAAGCAGTCAAAGCGCGTTTCGATCCGGGCGATGATCCGTGGTCCGAGCAAGCGAAACGTCGCCGCCAATCGCGTGCGAAACTGCAGCGTGAGACAAATAAAAAGAACCAAGCGTATTATCTTGACGGCTTGACGAAACGACACAACGCGGTTGCAAATGACTACGCTATACGCGACTATTCGCATACACCAATAACAATGGATGCGAACAATGATCAAGAAACTACTCGACACCGCTCCGAATAGCGGCAATACAAAAGTTGCTAAGACGGCAGCAAAAGAAAACCCACTCGGCCCCGTACGCCTCGCGTCGTTAAGCCTGTTTCCAGACCTTAGCGTTTGTCCCGCCAGCGAATTAGCCGGTTGCATTGAACCGTGCTTAACGTGGTCGGGCTTGGCTGCCGTTTACGATTCAATAAATAACGCACGCAAGGCGAGAACCAAATACTGGCTGACTGACCAATCCGGCTTTCTGGGCCAACTGCGCCGCGAACTAAAGAACTTTTCAAAATTGTGCCGTAAGCAGGGCGTACAGGGCGTCGTTAGGCTTAATGTATTGTCGGACATACAG